GCTGCCTGCGCGTAGTGTTTCACGTGCTACATAAAAATTATTTATATTTTTTTCGGGTTTACTACTTGACATTTGCAAGTGTAAATGCAATAATTAAACCCGAAGAATGTCGAGAGGCATCTTCGGGTGTTTTTTTACCCAAATACGGTATGCAGGACGGCAAATTACAGATCCCTCCGAAAGCTGATAATTCGCGCCGGGCAGAGTAGGACAGCTCTTGCGGCTGGGGTATCTCTGTGGGTTGGTGGGTACACCGCCGCCCTGCTTGCCATAGAGAGGAGGATTACCCAATGGCGAGATTGACCATGAGCGACCGCCGCACGCTTGCAAAGATGTATGGCGAGGAAAAAAGCGTGCTGGAGATCGCCAATAAGCTGGGCTGCCACCCCCAGACCATCTATGACGAGCTGAAGCGTGGAGCCACCGGCAATCTGGATAAAAACCACCGGCAGGAATACGACCCGGAGTTGGCCCAGAAAACGGTGCAGGAGAATATCCACCGCTGCGGCAGGCGACGGAGGGTGGCAATATGAGGGGCGAAGCAGCCCGTGAGGGCAGCGACTACTGCGAGCGGCAGCGCCGCCGCATGGCCCGCGAGGCGGCCCGGAGGAAGCGCCAACGCAAACGTCTGCTGCGCTTCATCATCGTTCTGCTGGTGATGTCATTCGCGACAGTCCTTCTTGCAAAGGCGACCACCGGCAAGGACGACAAGCGACCGGAAGAAGCGCCGGTACCGACAGCGCAGCAAATGGCCGTCAAGTTAGAAAACCCAGCAATCCCAGCGACTTTGCAGCCCGTGCCCACGCAAACGCCGGTAGCCAGTCAAGTAACTGAGGAGCCGTTACAGTACATAGGCGAGTTCTGCATTACTCACTACTGCGCCTGCAAAAGGTGCTGCGGCAAAAGCGAGGACGACCCCTGGTATGGCATTACCGCCACCGGCACCGTGGCCACCGAGGGCCGCACCATTGCAGTAGACCCAGATGTAATTCCCTACGGCTCCCGCGTCGCTGTGTTCTATGACGATGGGCGCATAGTGGAGTACGTTGCCGAGGATTGCGGCGGGGCCATTGACGGTCTGGAAGTGGACGTGTTTATTGCAGACCACGACCGGGCCTGGGCGCTGGGCGTGAAGTCCGGCAGCGTGTATATCGTGAGCGAGTGAAGAAAAATGAGAGCTGTTTTTAGATACCCCGGCTCAAAATGGAGTATTGCACAATGGATAATATCCCACTTCCCAGAGGGGTACGAAAACCTTGTGTACCTGGAGCCGTTTGCCGGATCTGGTGCCGTTTTCTTCAACAAAAATCCCGGCCGCGTAGAAACGATAAACGACCTGGATAGCGACATTGTCAACCTGTTCCGCGTCTTGCGTGATAGCCCAGACGAACTAAAGCGCTCACTCGAACTCACCCCTTACAGCCGAGAGGAATATGACCTTTCGTTCGAGCCGTGCGACGAGCCGGTAGAAAAGGCTCGTCGTTATATGGTGAAAACTACCCAGGCAATCGGCGCGAAACTGAACGGCAACAGTAAGTGCGGCTGGCGAAATCACAAGCAGATGAAGATTGGCGGAACGGCCTGTAAGTGGGGCGGGATCACGGACACCATAGACGAGGCAACAAAGCGCCTGCGTGGCTCAACCACAAATCTGGTACAAATCGAACACTTCGACGCCTTGGAGCTTATCCGTAGGTACAACAACAAAGACGTTCTCATGTATCTTGACCCGCCCTATGTGCGTCAAGCCAGAAGAAGCGGTGCGCTCTACAACCATGAGATGGATATGGGCGGCCAGCTATCCCTCCTCGATGCAATTACGCAGAGCAAAGCAAAGATCATAATTTCCGGGTACAACACCGACCTGTACAACGAACGCCTGCAGGGCTGGCACAAAGATATGGTGCTTTCTCAGACAACCTCGACAGAACTTGCAGAGGAAGTAATCTGGCAAAACTACACACCACCGGCAGAGCAACTATCGCTGCTTTGGTGACGCGAATTTTAGGAGGACAGCATGATTGTAGCCTACTACACCAACGACGAGGGCATTATCGTGCGGCATCACAAAATCCCTGACGATATGAACCCTCTGGAACTGCAAGAGAAGATTGCAGAGTACAACAAGAAATCCCGCGACAAAGCACACGTAAAAGAGATTGCGGACGGAGGTTTGGAAGCCTACCTCTTCGATCTCGCAAACAGGAAGCTGCGCCTGAACAAAGAAGTCGTGCAGGACGCCCTGGACGCGCTTCAGGAGGCGCGAGGCCTAATTGAGGGACTTATGGAGGGTATCTAATGAACAGATTGCAGGAGAGGCGCTTATCCCTGGGGCTGTCCCAGCCGGACGTGAGCGCAAGGCTGAAAGAGATTGACCCACGCATGGACGTGGGAATGGTATCACGATTTGAGCGCGGCGCGTGCTTACCCACGTTGCCGGTGCTGGAGGGCCTGGAAGCCATCTTGCAAGCCTCCAGGACGGAGCTATTCGGAATGGACGAGCTGGGCGCTATCCCGGAAAGCGAGGCCTCAGACGACGTTTCTACGTCCCCTATGACGGTGGCGCTGGCGAGCGTTATTCCCTTTGGCCGCCGCAACGCGATACCCCGCAAGGCCCTGGCGGAAAAGCTGGGTATCAGCGACCGTCAGATGCGCAAGGCCGTGGAGGACGCGCGCAACGAGGGCCTTATCATTCTCTGCGAGTGCAACGGGCGCGGCTACTACCAGAGCAGCGACCTGAATGAGATCCACGTGCAGTATATCCAGGACACCAACCGAGCAATGGCAATTCTTAACCGACGTAGACCCATGCGGGAGCTGCTCAAAGCGGCTGGCCGCAGCGTATAAAACCATTTTTCCCGACTTTTGATTTTATGGAGGTATTTATCATGGAAAACCAGACCAACGCAACCACCAATGAAATGACCCAGGAGCGGGAGGCTGCGATCCTGGAGGGTGCTATCACTCACTATGGCTCCGACGCGCAGATCGTCAAGGCCATTGAGGAGCTGGGCGAGTTGATCGTGGAGCTGGCCCGCCACCGTAACGGCCTGGGCAACGTCCAGGCCCTGCGGGAGGAACTGGCCGACGCTTTTGTGATGCTCAACCAGATGGAACTGATCTTCGGCGACGTGACTGAGATCGAAATTGCCAAGCTGGAGCGCTTGGAAGGAATGATCGAAAATGCTTCGGTGTAATCGCTGCGGCGAGGAGTTCTACGAGCCGGACACCAGGAAGTTCCGGGAAAACCTGGACGGCGAAAACGGCTGGTGGACGTACACCGAGGAATACTGCCCCCGCTGTGGCTCCCAGGATTTTGAGGAAGCCACAGAGGACGACGAGGAGGAGCCGGAGGAATAACCGGCCCACATCAACGAAACAGGAGGACAATACTGTGAATGACAACAACGAATTGATGGTAACCAGCGTCCAGAATGAGCAGGACGCACTCATGAACTTGGACTTTGACAATGTGCTGGCTCTGGCTGAACGCGCCGACAAAATGGTGGGCGCGCTGAATAAGATCATGGCCGCAGCCATCAAGATCACCACCCCGAAAGACTGGTGCCTGATCGGCGGCACCCCCTACCTCCAGGAAACCGGCGCAAGCAAGGTGGCGCGTCTGTTCGGCATCGGCTGGCAGATCCACCCCGGCTATCCAAAGGTAGAGTACGACGGCGACGGGTACCCGACCTACACATACCGCATGACGTTCCGCATGGGCGCACAGCAGATCGAGGCCGAGGGTATGCGCAACGCACATGACGAGTTTTTCGCCGGAAAGAAGCTGGATAAAAACGGCCAGCCCCAGAAGCAGAAAACCGTGGACGAGATCGACCTGGCCGACGTGAAGCGCGCCGCCTACACTAACTGCCTAAACCGGGGCATCAAAGGAATTCTCCCTGGCCTGCGCAATCTGGACGTGGCCGACCTTCAGAATGGCGGTATCAACCTGGAAAAGACTGGCGGCTACACGTTCAAAAGCGGCTCCAAAGGCGGTAACACCGGCAGAGCCGAGGACAGCGGCCTTGCCTGCGAGGCCTGCGGTACCGCTGTCAGCCAGAAAGTGGCCAGCTTTTCCCAAGGCAAATACGGGCGCGTGCTGTGCATGAAGTGCCAGAAAGCTGCTGACGCGGGTGCGCTGGACGTAGAATACCGCGAGCAGCCCGGCTACGATGATCGGGAAGCCCCCCCTGAAAGGCGGTGAGCTGAATGCTGACCGCACAGTACATATCCGACCGCGTGAGCGAGTTCGTGAAAAGCGAGATCAAGGTTTACCCCTGCAACAACCTCCGCGCCAGCAACATCGGCCACCCCTGCGAGCGGTACCTGTATCTGCTTATCAAGCATTGGGACGAGCAGCGCCCCCACGACGAGGGCCTGCAAAATATCTTCGACTTCGGCAACAGCGTGGAGGAGTACACGATCCAGAAGCTGAAGAACAGCGGCCTGGAAGTGATTACCCCCACCGTGCGCAGCTGGAAAGTGGAAAACCCCTTCATCACCGGACGCGAGGATATCCGCATCAAAGACCCCGACGATGGGCAGCTGTACCCGGCAGAAATCAAGGGCCTTTCCCCTTACGAGTGGGAGCGCCTGAATTGCGTGGAGGACTTCTACAACAGCAAGAAGCATTACGTGAGAGCCTACCCCTCCCAGCTGCTTGTGTACTGCTGGAAGTTTGAAAAGGAAAAGGGCTTTTTTATCCTCACCAATAAGCTGACCGGCGCGCTGAAAATCATCGAGGTACCATTCGACTGGGATCGTGCGGACGCGCTGCTGAAAAAGGGTGAGCGGGTATACACGGCTCTGGCAGACCCCACCGGCAAGACAATACCGGCAGCCTGTGACGATATTTCCGTTTGCGAGAATTGCGGCCTGTGCCATCTGTGTACGGCTCAGATCCAGCGCCCTGAAATGGACGTAGACGACGGCGAGCTGGAAGCCCTGATTGACGAGAAAACAGCCCTGAAGCCCTACGTCGATCAGCACAAAAAACTGGACGAGGAGATCAAGAAAAAGGTTGGAGAACGGGAAAAGGTGCTGGCAGGCAAGTACATTGTCACCGTAAAGACCATTTCCAAGCAGGCATATACCGTCGCTGCGAGATTGGAGCGACGCTTGACCGTTTCCCGCCTTTAAGGAGGCGAAGCTATGATCCCGTGGATACAGGTGTATTCCAATCTGCCGCAGCACCCAAAGACTTCGCGGCTGGCGGACGAGCTGGGCCTTACCAGCGCAGCGCTCAACCCCAATGTGCTGGCCGTCGGCCTGCTGGTGAGCCTGTGGACGTGGGCCATTCAGAACGCCTACAACGGTGATCTATCCGGCTGTTCTGCGCGCTCTATCGCAGAGGCCTGCCTATGGAAGAAAAAGCCGGAAACCCTGGTAAAGGCCTTAATCAAGACCGGATTTCTGGACGAGGATATGAAGCTGCATGACTGGGACGAATACGCCTGCCTGCTGATGGAGCAGGAGGAAAACCGCAGGGCAAAGACCCGTGAAAGAGTTAAGCGTTTCCGCGACCGGAAGAACGGCATTACAGAAACGCCCGGTAACGCTGACGGTAACGCCCCTTGTAACGTTACAGAAACGCCCGGTAACGCTTCTACCAGACCAGACCTTACCGTACCAGACCTAACCAGACCTAATATCTTCTCTGGTGGTGGTGACGCGCGAGCGCAGGCGCGCGAGGAAGTGAGCCAATTTTGCCAGAGCCGGGATTTAGACCCCGGTATCTACTTCGGCATGACACCGGACATACGCGATGCAATCAAAGCGTTTACCGACGCTCTGTTCGCCAAGTTCACCACCAGGCAGCCCACCGAAACCGACGAGGCCCAGGTATTCCAGGCCATCTACCAGAGCTACCAGAACGTGCTGACCGGAACTTGGCATATGCAGCTATCCCAGGACGCCAAAGACCTGCTTATGTATGCCTTTGAGAACGCCGGTGCCGCAGGAAAGGCCGGGGACTGGAAGTACGTGAACGGCATTTTGGAAAAACTGCGCCAGCGCAACATACGCACGCTGCGCGAGGCAGAGGACTACGACATCAACCGCGACCTTGATCGCGGGTGGACGATCTGACAGCAAGGAGGCGAGCAAAACATGGATTACTGGCACAAGGCTTGGGCGTGTCCGTTCTTCAAATGGGACGACCAGAAGATCGTAGGCTGCGAGGGCGGAAAGCTCCGCTTCCAGGACAAGGAGCACGCCGTGGAATACATGGACGCCTACTGCGCCGGTACCGGCTGCGACTGGAAGAAGTGCAGTCTTGCCGCCTCCCTGCTGAAATACTACGACAGACAAGGAGATAACGACCATGAGCAATGCGAAAGATAACCGGATCGCGCAGCTTCAGGAGCAGAACACCGAGCTTCACAAAATCTGCACCCGGCAGCGTGACAGCCTGGCAGCCCAGCAAGAGGCCATTGTGCAGCTGAATATCTCCCTGGACAGCACGCTTGCGTGCCTGGCCGAGAAGTACGGCTTCCCCAAGGCCCAGGAGGACGGAACCACGGCCCGCGTCCTCTCTATCAACGCCGAGGCATACCCCGGCGTGCTTGACCGGCTCAACGTGAGTGCCGCTATGGTGGACGGCCATTACGTTATCACGGTGGCTCCTAAGCCCCAGGAGGTAGACAATGGCGAAACAATATGCTGATCCGGCATCCTATGAGGCAAAGCTGGAAAAGGTCATGGGCCGCCTTGGCGTGGAACGATACGACTACGACTGGAGCCGCTTCGAGTGCTGGGTGGAGTTCTGGTATAAGGGCCAACCCTACCGCTTCGCCCACAGTGTAGAGAATGCCAACGCACACGGCGTTAACATCCGCTATGGCTCCGATGTGTTCGCCCAGGTGGTTCTTTCTCTGGAAGATCTGGCGCGGATGGTGGAGCGCGGCATTTATGACCTCTCCACCTGGGTAGCAGGTATGAAGTGCCTGGGCGCGGGGCGGACATTGGAGCCGTGTTTTGCCGCCCTGGGTTTCATTGATCGGCCAGCATCCGCAGAGGACGTGAAAGCACAGTATAAGCGCATGGCAAAGAGTATGCATCCAGATGCCGGCGGCGACGAGGCCGCATTCATCGCGCTGGGTGAGAACTACCGCCGGTGCCTGGAATTGATGGAGGGGAACGGGAATGGCCAGGTGTAGAGGCTGCGGCGCGGAAATTGATTGGATCAGGACGCGCGCCGGTAAGAATATGCCGGTTGACCCGGAGCCTGTGTTCGTGATCGTAGACGACGGCAACGACGTTTTCGTGAGCGACGAGGGCGAAGTGATCCACGGACGCACGGTACCAGCCAACGACGGCACCGCCGAAGTGGCCTTTGTGCCGCATTGGGCCACCTGCCCGGAGGCCGGACAGTTCAGGAGGAAACGCTGATGTGGAAACGGTTTAAGACCTGGCTTATCAAGCGCCTGGGCGGCTACACCAAGGAGGAGTACGACGACTGGAGCCGTATTCCCATCGTCAAGCCACCTATCATCCGGGAAGTTCATCGAACCGCCGAGCTGCACGCCGCGCAGATCATCAACATGGAGGAGCTGGCGGCGTACCGCGACGCGGTAGATCTCCGGGCAAGAGAGCGGATCGTGAGCAAGCTAACCACCGACATGATCCCGTACATAGCGTGGAAAAGCAGCGAGAACCGCCGGGACTTCACCGCAACCCTGGAGGGTGTTCTGGTAGTTCTGGAACAGGGGTGATCCTATGGCTGGTTTTGCATTAAGGCCTTGCCCATTCTGCGGCGCTCCCGCAGAGCTGTTCAGGGGCCAGCAGATGCGGGACGGCCACATGACGCATTACGTACTGGCACGCTGCACCAACTGCAAGGCCGGTACCCGCAGAACGGACTACCCGGCGACCGAGCCGTTCAGCGACCAGGAGGAACAAAAGGCCGCCAATCTTTGGAACAGGAGGGTGTGAAGTGCTGGTAGATGTTACGCTATTGCGATCTCCGATTAAGCCGAAAGCGGACAGCACGCTTCGCAATATGCGAAAGGCTGACCTGATCGAGTACGTCAGGAGCCTGGAACACAACCACAACGTCGCTGTTTCGTTCAACGAGCAGCAGGCGAGAAACATCGAGAAAATCCTGAAAGAAAAGGGCATTGAAACCGGGCGCTGGATCTGGAATGAGAATGCTTGCACCTGGGATTGCACCAACTGTCACGGATGGGTGAGCGGCGGCTCCCGTGTTTCTGCCTACGTTCGCTGCCCATTCTGTGGGGCGGTTATGACGGTGGTGTGAATATGGCCGAGATCATCAACCTGGACGCGGGCCTGCTGCCTGATTGCGCTGCCTGCCAGGAAGCCACAAAGCGCGTCGCTGCGCGCACGATGGACGTAGAGGGGCCGGGAGTACCCGGAGTGATCTACACCTGTGACAATAGGCCTTGCAAGGACAGGAAGAACACCATAGGAGCCTACATACTGCGAAAGGAGATTGCGAATGGGACTGAACAGTAAAGACCTGGCCCGCCTGGGGCCTCACGCACAGAAGCAGGTGCTTCAGAAGCTGGGCGCACAGCAGCGCCAGCGGGAGAAAAAGGGCAAGAAGCCCAACAAGTACAACGCCCAGCCAACCGACCTGATTATGCCCGACGGTACCGTGCGGCATTTCTCCAGCCAGAAAGAGGCCGCGCGCTTCTCTGAGCTGGATCTGCTGCAACGAGCGGGCGAGATCAACGGCCTGCGCTGCCAGGTACCCTTCGAGCTGATCCCCCGCCAAAAGCGGGCGGACGGCAAGTGGGAGGAGCCTTGCAAATACATAGCCGACTTCGTGTACCGGGACGGCTGCCGGTTGGTCGTGGAGGACGTGAAGGGCTACAATGACCCCAAGAGCGCTGCATACAGGCTCTACACCGTGAAACGGAAGCTCATGCTCAAAGTTCACGGGATCACCATCAAGGAAATCTGAGGAGGAAATTATCATGAACGACTGCTGCGAAGCCAAGAGACCCGCAACCATCTGCGAAACCGCCAAGAGAAACGGCCAGCTGATCGACGACATCAGCGCCGGTATGAGCACTCTGCTGGAGCTGCTGACCGGCCCCGCCAACAACGAGAGCTGCGACGTAGCAAAATCCCCCACCTGCCTGCTGGACGACATGACCCGCCAGAACATCACCCTGGGCGAGATCCACTTCAAGCTCAACCGGGCCGTCGAAGCCCTGAACGGGTAAGGAGGAAAAAATGAGCCGGGAAAATGTGAAGAAGTTTGACCTGTGCGGAGCCTGCGCCGAGCAGATGAAGGAAGCCTACTCCCTGAAGCGTGTGCATGGCGGAGTGGATAACAAGGTCACCTGCGACAACTGCGGGCGGCGACGCTATGGAGCTACATACGAGCTGACCAAGAAGAAAAGCGGATAAGTGAAGGGGCTGCCCTGGGCGTGAAAAAGCGTCCAGGGTATTCCCCTTTTCGGCATGGGGAAACCCCTCTCTCTTTTTTCTTTTATTTATTTTCTTTTTTCTCTCTGGGGAAAGGGTATATCCGTATATCTCGCGCGCGTAGCAAAACAGCCAGCCCCTACGGGGTGAAAACAAAGTCCCCAGTTGCTATGCTTAACTTTGATACGACGAAGAAAGGAGGCGGGTGTATGGCGAAGCCAGGAAGAAAACCGACATTCACGAGCGCAGAGGAAATTCAAACCAAGGTAGATCAGTATTTCAAAGACTGCCTGGGAACTCCATTCCTGGACGATGATGGACGGCCCATGCGTGATAAATTCGGCGAGATTATCATGATGGACGCGCGCCCGCCCACCGTCACCGGCCTTGCTCTGGCCCTGGGCTTTCACAGCAGACAAAGCCTGCTGAATTACCAGGCCAAGAAAGAATTTATGGACACGATTACACGCGCGAAGATGCGCGTGGAGGAATATTGCGAAACCCGCCTGTTTGATCGGGACGGCCAGCGAGGAGCGGAATTCAATCTCCGCTATAACTTCCGCTGGGCGCAGGAGGAAAAGAGCAGCGGGAACGAGGACAGCGCCAGCGGCGTTGTGATGATCCCGGAAGTGGGTGCCTCTGATGGCTAAAAACATCGTATGGCAGCCGCAGCCCAGGCAGGCGGTATTCATGGCCCGCCCGGAGTATGAAGCCCTGTACGGCGGCGCTGCCGGAGGCGGCAAGAGCGACGCTATCATCATTGAAGCCCTGCGGCAGGTACATATCCCGCACTACAAGGCGCTGATCCTGCGTAAGACATTCCCTCAGCTGGCGGAGCTGATCGACAAGAGCCTGAACTACTACCCCCGCGCGTTCCCAAAGGCCAGGTACAACGGCAGCAACCATACCTGGACGTTCCCCAGCGGGGCCAAGATCATCTTTGGCGCTATGCAGTACACCAAGGACAGGACGAAATACCAGGGCCAGGCCTATGACTTTATCGCCTTTGACGAGCTGACCCACTTCACCTACGAGGAGTACAGCTATCTGTTCTCCCGAAACCGCCCCAACGGTCCCGGTACCCGCGTCTATATCCGAGCTACCGCCAACCCCGGAGGCGTGGGCCACGGCTGGGTAAAGGAGCGCTTCATCACGGCGGCCCCGCCCATGCAGCCAGTCAGCGAGGAAGTTACCTGGCGAGATCCCGTAGGAAACGAGATCACCAGCGTGCAGCAGCGCATTTTCGTGCCGTCCAGCGTCTTTGACAACCCTGCCCTGCTGAAAAACGACCCGCAATACGTTCAACGCCTGGCCTCCATGCCGGAGGCGGAGCGCAACGCCCTGCTGTACGGGGACTGGAACACCTTTAGCGGCCAGGTATTTACCGAGTGGGTGAACGACAGCCGCCACTACGCAGACCGGGTGAATACCCACGTCATTGCGCCGTTCCCGGTACCGGCAGACTGGGCAATCTGGTGCGGCCTGGACTGGGGCTACTCCCGCCCGTTCTCTGTTGGCTGGTACGCCGTTGACCGAGAGCGGAGAATGTACCGCATACGCGAGCTGTACGGCTGCACCGGCACGCCAAACACCGGCGTAAAGTGGGAGCCGGGCCAGGTAGCCAGGAAGATCAAGGAGATTGAGGCCGAGGACGTAAACCTGAAAGGGCGCACAATCCACCGTGTAGGCGATCCGGCAATCTGGGGCAGCGACGGCACCGAGAGTATCGGCGCTCTGATGGAGCGGGAGCGCGTTTTCTTTGAGAAAGGCGACCACGCCCGCATTGACGGCAAAATGCAGCTGCATCACCGACTGACCTTCGACGAGGACGGCCACCCGATGCTGTATGTATTCGACACCTGCAAGCACTTTATCCGCACCGTGCCTAACCTGGTCTACGACGAGACCAACGTGGAGGACATCGACACCGACGGCGAAGATCATATTTACGACGAGTGCCGGTATGTGTGCATGAAAAATCCCATAGCACCCAGACCCAGAGTTGTTGCGCAGCCCAAGCCTTACAGCCCCCTGGATCTGGACGACCCCCAGCACCACGACCGTTACGAATTTTTCAGAAAATACTGAGGAGGGAAAAACTATGGCTTTCTTCGAAAAGAAGCCCAGCGCCCCGGCGGCCCAGGCCGGGCGCATTGTCGGCACCCCCGGCATTCAGAGCGACAGACCTATGCCGCCTGAAATGGCCGCTATGCTGCTGACCCGAAAGGACAGCGAGCAGATTATCGGCAGCGAGGACATTCGCAAGGCCTCTGAAATCTTGCGGAAGTACAAAGAGGGCAAGGTAAACCTGGAAAACCGCATTGTGGACGATGAACTTTGGTGGGAACTTCGCCATTGGGAGAGCATCCGCAACGGTAAAAGCCGTACCGGCGCGCCCCACGGCCCGGACGGGATCCCCGTCAAGGGCGGCAGCAGAGCGCCCGCCGCACAGCCGGAGCCGTCGTCTGCCTGGCTGTTCAATTCCATTATGAACAAGCACGCTGACGCAATGGATAACTACCCGGAGCCTGTTGTGCTGCCCAGAGAGCGGGACGACGAGGAGAGCGCCAAAACCCTTTCTTCCGTTCTGCCCGTGATCCTGGAGTATAACGACTACGAGCAGACCTACTCCGACAACTGGTGGGAGAAGCTGAAGCACGGCACCGCCGCTTATGGCGTGTTCTGGAACGCGGCAAAGGAAAACGGCCTGGGTGACGTGGATATTCAGGAGATCGACCTGTTGAAGATGTTCTGGGAGCCTGGCATTACCGACATTCAGAAATCCCGCAACCTGTTCCTGGTGGAGCTGGTGGACGAGGATCTTCTGGAGATGGAGTACCCGGAGTTGAAGGGCAAGGCCAAGGGCAACGCCGTAGACGTGAAGGAGTATCTTTACGACGAGAGTGTGGATACCAGCCATAAGGCCGTTGTAGTGGATTGGTACTACAAGGTGAAGTCCCCCAACGGGAAAACTACCCTCCATTACGCGAAGTTTGTGGGCGATACCCTGCTGTATGCCAGCGAGAACGACCCGGAACGACGCGAACGCGGCTTCTACGATCACGGCCAGTATCCCGTCGTCCTGGATGTGATGTTCCCGGAAAAGGGTACGCCGGTCGGCTTCGGTTATGTTGCGATCTGCAAAGACCCGCAGCTGTATATCGACAAACTTTCCGCCAACATTCTGGAAAATGCCATGATGGCGACCAAGCGGCGCTACTTCGTATCCTCCTCCACCAACATCAACCGTGAACAGTTCCTTGACTGGAACGACCCGCTGGTGGAGGTTGAGGGCGAGCTGGACGACCGGCGCATTAAGGAAATCGTATGCCAGCCCCTGGATAACATCTACGTGACCGTTGCACAGATGAAGATCGAGGAGATGAAGGACACGGCGGCCAACCGCGACGTGAACAGCGGCGGCGTTGGCTCCGGCGTTACCGCTGCTGCCGCCATTGCGGCCCTCCAGGAGGCGGGCAATAAGGCCAGCCGTGATATGATTGCCGCCAGCTACCGCGCCCATGTCACCATCAACAGCCTGTGCATTGAGCTGATCCGGCAGTTCTACGACGAAACCCGCTCTTTCCGCATTGCTGGAAACGCAGCTGGTGAGTATGAATTCGTAGATCTGAGCAACAGGGAGCTGAAAGACCAGCCTGTGGCAAAGACTGCCGGAGGCGATGTGCTGTACCGCCGTCCTGTGTTCGACCTGAAAATCAAGGCGCAGAAGAAAAACCCGTTCAGCCGCATGGAGCAGAACGAGCGGGCCAAAGAGCTGTACGGCATGGGTTTCTTCAACCCGGAACGCGCCCAGGAAGCCCTGGCGGCTCTGGAAATGATGGACTTCGAGGGCATCGACAAAGTGCGCGAGCAGGTGCAGCAGGGACAGACGCTGCTTAACATCTGCCAGCAGATGGCTACGCAGCTCGACCAGATGGCCCTTATCATTCAGGCGCTTACCGGGAAGAACATGGGCGTAGGGGGCGATCCTGCCGCCGCTGGGAGCGCTGGCGCAGCAGCCGGGCAAGTTCCCGCCGGTGCCGCCGGACAAGCTGACAGCAAGCTTGCAAGAGGCATTATGCAGGCACAACAGCCCATGACCGGGTATGGCGAGGCGCTGGCAAAGCGCAGCGGCCCCAACATGAACACAAAGTGAGGCGGTAACTATGACGCAGGTATATCTGGAGCAGAACGGACGGCGCTTCACGGTATCCAGCCAGGGACACGCGACCGGCAGCCCGGAAGTGTGCGCTGCCGCCTCCTGCCTGATCTACACCCTGGCGGGCTGGCTGCATAACTCCTCCGTCCTTGTGGTTGAGGAACGCTTGAACAACGACGCGAGCGCCTTTCTCTGCTTCCACGGCGGGGACAGCGCTGAAACGGCTTTTGATATGGTCTGCGTCGGCTTCTTACAGCTGGCCCAGGAGTACCCGGGGTACATTTCAGTAAATTTTCAAGTTATTTGAATTTTTTTCGGTTTTACGGGGTGAAAGCCTCAAAATCACAATGCTACACTGATACCGTCCTCCTGTTTCACCAGACGGGCGGGGCTGCGAGCGGATACGCCACCACCCCCCGCCCTGGTGAGGCAGAAAAGGGCCGATGCACGGGGGCGATACTCCCGCGATTTTACAAGGAGGAACACCTATGAAGTTCAAAAAACTGCTGGCTATCAACCTGCGAATGTTCGACGGCGGCGCTGCTGCCGGTGGAGCTGCGAGCGGGGCCGGGGCGGCCGCTTCCGGTGATGGCAGCGCAAAGGGCGATACCAAGGGCGCAGTACCCGGAGCCACCCGCCGGGGAAGATCGGGCGAATATGCAAACGTGCTGTTTGGTAAGCAGAGCGACGGGGCGACCGTTACCGGAGCCGTTACCAGCGCACAGACCGAGCCTCACGCCGCCGGTGGGGACAACAAGGGAGTGCAGAGCACTTCCGACGCTCTGGAGGAGCGCCGCAAGGCGTTCCGCGAGATGGTCAATGGCGAGTTCAAGGACGTTTTCGCCGAGGAAACGCAGCGCATTATCAATCGCCGGTTTAGCGATACCCGCACTCTGGAAGCCCAGGTGCAGGCCCAGCAGCCCTTGATTGATATGCTGATGCAGCGCTACAACATCGGCGACGGCGACATGAAGAAGCTGACTGCCGCTCTGGAGAATGACGACGCTTACTGGAACGAGGCCGCCGAGCAGGCGGGCATGACTGTGGAGCAGTACAAGCAGTTCCAGAAGCTCCAGCGTGAGAACGCAGCATTCCAGAAAGCCCAGCAGGGCCGCCAGAGGCAGCAGCAGGTACAGCAGCAGGCCCAGAAGTGGTTTCAGGAGGCCCAGGCCGTCAAGGCCAAGTTCCCCAAGTTCGACCTGTCCGTCGAGTTGCAGGATCCCAACTTCGCCGCCATGCTGCGCGCCGGTACCCCTGTGGAGCACGCATACAAAGTTCGCCACTTCGACGAGCTTGTGAGCGACGCTGTGCAGGTGACGGCTTCCACCACGGAGAAGAACGTGGTGAACAATATCCGCGCCAGAGGCAACCGCCCCGCCGAGAACGGCACTACCGCCCAGAGTGCATTTACCATCAAGGACGACGTTTCCAAGCTTTCCAAGAAGGATCGCGCGGAAGCCGCCCGCCAAGCTATGCGAGGGGCAAAGATCGTATTCTGATCTCCTCTCGCCAAGAAAGGAGATTTGCACCATGAAGAAGTTTAAGAAGCTGATGCTGCTGCCCGTCTACCTGTTCATGTTCGACGGCCAGCCCAACACCAACCTGACTACCAGCGACGGCCTCAGCGATGAGATGAAAACTTATTACAGTGATTATCTCATCGACCTGGTGGAGCCTGAGCTGGTGCATGATCTGTTCGCACAGAAGCACCCCATTCCCAAGAACGGCGGTAAGACCATTGAGTTCCGCCAGTGGGACACCCTGCCCGAGATGGTCACTCCTCTGACCGAGGGTGTTACCCCCGACGGCCAGAGCCTGAGCATGAGCACCGTCACCGCCACCGTCGAGCAGTACGGCGGCTACGTGACCCTGTCCGATATGCTGATGCTGACCGCCATCGACCCCGTCCTGATTGTGGCCACCAAAGCGATTGCCTCCCAGGCTGGCCGCTCCCTGGATACCATTTCCCGTGAAGTGCTGAACTCCGGCACTATCGTCCAGTATGCCGAGGGCCAGGTTAGCGACCGCGCCCAGCTGGCCTACACCGACGAGACCACCAACCACAACCTGACCGCCCGCGCCATTAAGATGGCCGTGCGCTTCCTGGAGAGCCAGGACGCTCCCAAGATCGACGGCTTCTATGCCGGTATCGTTCACCCCTACTGCAAGTTCGACCTCACCAACGACGAGGAGTGGCGCAAGCCTCACGAGTACGTGGATCCCGAGAACATCTACGAGAACGAGATCGGCGAGCTGTACGGCGTGCGCTTCGTCCAGTCCAGCCGCGCCAAGAAGTGGGAGGGTGCCGGTGCCGGTGGTGTCGATGTGTACTCCACTCTGATTATGGGCGCAGATGCCTATGGTACCACCGAGGTTACCGGCGGCGGCCTGCAGCACATCGTCAAGCAGCTGGGCAGCGCCGGTACCGCCGACGCTCTTAACCAGCGCGCCACCTGTGGCTGGAAGGCCACCAAGGTCACCGAACTGCTGGTGCCTCAGTACATCGTCCGTATCGAGACCACCGCTACCCCCTAATCGTAGCGGCATAATAAGCCCCGCCCACTCCGGGCGGGGCGCGTAAAAAGGAGGAACGACCTATGAGCGATACCAAAAAGAAGAAGCCCGCCGAGGGCGAGGCTCCCGAAGTGCCTACTCCCGGCCCTACCGCCAGCGCCGAGGAAGTGGCCGCCGACATCATTGCGGAGGCGGAGGAGCGCGCTGCAAAGATTGTAGCTGCCGCCGAGGCGGAGGCCAAGGCGGTAAAGGCAGAAGCCGCTGCGGAGGCGGAGATGCAGCCCACTCCCTCCAAGGTTGACCCTATGGAGGAGTTGGTGGACTACACCGCGCCCCTGCTGCCCAACCTGAAGAAGCGTGACATTCTGGTGGGCGTGAACGGCGAAACCCTGCGCATCAAGCGCGGCGTTCCCGTGAAGATCAAGCGCAAGTTCTTCAACGCGCTCCAGAACGCTGCCCAGCAGGAGTTTGCTGCTATGGAGACGCGCCAGGAGATCCAGAAGCAGGGCGAGAAGCCCCTGGCTTCCATGTAACTGAATAGTTACCGCGATACCCCTTTGGGCGCTTCGTAGCGCAGGCACTACGACACGGCGTAGAGAGAGCATTACGCTCCCTCTGCGCCGTTTTTTCTATTTCCGAGAAAGGAGCTGAAAATGTGAGCAACCGAATTATCAAATGCCAGGTGGTAAATGAGTTCATCAAGGGAGCCGGGCAGGTAATTGGTGCGGCTGGCAGCCACGACGACGTGGAACTGGAGCTGGAATTTTCCCCGATGTGGGACGGTACCAGCAAGCGTATTGTCTGGTTTGATGCGCTGGGCGAAAACCCGGTTATCACGATCCTTACCACCAATCTGCTTGTCCCTGGTACCGACAACACCTACCGCGTACCCACTCCCCCGGAGGCAAAGGCATTGGACGGCAATATGATGCTGACAATCCGCGGCGCTGCGGTTGTAGACGGCGTGGAAACCCGCGCTGTTGTGGCTGCTACCGCCATGTTCCGCGTCCTTCCCGCTATTTGGGATCCCCTTGCCAATGAAAGCATGGATATTACCCCTTCCCAGGCCGACCAGTTTCAGGCGCAAATTGAGGACATGAAGCAGGACGTTGTGAAAGCGGCCCAGGCCTCCGATGCCCTGGATAAGACCCTGAGAGCGCAGGCGAAAGCGGAGGAGGCGCGCGACCTCTCCAAGACGTATGCGAGCCGGTCTGCGGGCTACATGGACGAGGCGGGTAAACAGTCGGCGCTGGCCGGAGCGCACGCCTCCACGGCCTTGCAAGCGGTACAGCAGGCCCAGGCAGAGGTCAAGTGTGCAGCGACCGAGGCCGACCGGGCCGAAGATGCCGCCGCACAGGCCCAGGCGGAGGCCGAGCGCGTTACCGTCCCCGCTGCGGTGGGCGTTTATAACATCATCTTGCGGGATCGCGTGACCGACCAGCGTTACGCCCTGCTGATTGAAAACGGGCTGATCTGCACCCTGGAAGTACGCAACGACCTGGACGCCACCGAAATGCTTTTGGTGGACAACACCACCGGTACGACCTACGTTCTGGGTGTAGATGCCGGAAATCTTTATATTGAGGAGGTCAATTAACATGAGCAAGATCTACGTCGCCGACAAGGAAACCCTGGATCAGGTGAACAGCAAGGCGGACACCTTGCAGGGTACGGCAAATACCATTCTCTCTGAAATGCGCGGCCTGCGCCCCAAGCTCTACGGTTACCGCGTGAAGGAGAACGAAAGCAACCCCAGCACCCGCGTGGAGTATCTTTTCGACGCTGTGGGCATGACCCCTGCGAAGATGGACTACGCCAGCGGCCAGTTCAATTACGGCTCCTGGGCTGATTTCTGGGTTGTGCGTGACAACTTCCCCTGCATGGTCAAAAACGACGGCAGCGTGGACTATCAGCTGGATCCCAATAACTACGCCCTGCGGGCCACCACCGGCGGCGACAGCGACGTTGCCAATGCTGATTATGCGGGTAATGCCATGAGCGCTATTCCTCTGGTGTGGGTGAAGCGCTACCACGAGGACGGGTACCGCTACGTCATTTTCTGCGAGAGCCAGTATGACGAGAGCTACAAGGCATACGCCCACACCCGACCTGATGGCACGATTACCCCTTATGCCTATGGCCCCATGTTTGAGGGCAGTATGGTGAGCAGCAAGCTGCGCTCCCTGTCCGGCCAGGCTCCTGAAAGCAGCACCACGGCCACGGCGGAGCTGACCGCCGCCCAGGCCAACGGCGATGTATGGACGCTCACTACCTGGGCGTTCTGGAACTTGATCCACGACCTCCTGGTGCTCCTGGGCAAGTCCACCAACGTGCAGGCTGTCTACGGCCAGGGCCACACCACCGGCGGCGCGAGCGCTGCCGACCTGCTGACCACCGGCGCGCTGATTGACAAGGGCCAGTTCTACGGTACCGCCGATACTCTGTCCTCTGTCAAAGTGTTCCACATGGAGAATATCTGGGGTGACAGATGGGATCGCATGGTGGGCCTGATCTACGACGACGGTATGTACAAGGTCAAAATGACCCCGGAGGACGGCGGTTATAACCTGACCGGCGACGGCTACGAAACGATCCGCAAGGGCATTACCGCGACCGCTGCTGGCGGCGGCTATGTGAAGAACGCCCAGCAGACCGAGCACGGCCTGTTCCCCACGGTGTTGAGCGGCAGCGAAGCCACCTACGACTGCGACTACCACTACTACAACCCGACCATCGTTTCCGTGCCGCTTGTCGGCGGCGGCTGCGCCGACGGTGCGATTAGCGGGCGCTCCCTGAACGTCAACTCCGTGGCTGGCCGTGCGTTTTGGCACATCGGCGCGTCGCTTTTCTTACAAAATCCCTCTTGATAGGGGGAGCGGGGGAGCAATCCCCCGCATGGGCGGAACGCCCATAAAAATATGAATTCAAGGGAATATGCTCACGAAAACCGTGCTTTTTCTCCCTCGCCTCCCGCCGTGCCGATTGTCGGCGGCAACTGCGACAACGGTGCGAAATGCGGGCGCTACCTGAACGTCAACAACG